CCCTTAAAAACACGAAAATCGTTTTTTAAAGTTGAAGGCTAAATTTTTTTGGAAAAAACAAAAGTTTCTTTGTAGAAAGTTTGGTAATTTCCAAAAATATACGTACCTTTGCATCAGAATTTTAAAAATTGACAATTATGAAGAAAGTAATCGGTTATGTAAGGGTAAGCACTGACAAGCAGGACTTACAAAGGCAAAAGGTACTTATTACTAAGTACTGTGAAAGTATGGGTTATTCATTGGTACGCTTTATCGGTGAAAAGGTATCAGGTGCTAAATCTGAAAGAAGTGGATTGGCTGAACTGTTGACAGTTTCAAAAGATGAAGCTGATTTAATTGTAGTAAGCGAACTTAGCCGTATTAGTAGACAGGATGATATTATGAACGTTATTTCCCAACTGAATAGTATTAGGGTAAACGGATTGGATTTGTATATACTTGATACTAATACAGCTATTAATGCAGCTGATAACATGGATGGATTAGAAGTGATGAAATTAGTGTTTAAGGCTGTTGGTAATGCTGATGAAAGAAGAAAGATTACTGAACGAATGAGAACAGGACGTTACACAAAGTTAGTAAAGAATCCTTATGCTTATGTCGGTGGTCAAATCCCATTTGGATTTAAGACTATAGATAATCCTAATTATAATGAAAAGTCTGCAAACGATAAAGAGCCTAAAACGATTCTTATTCCTGATGAAGAACAAGTAAAGGTTTTGGAAATGATGTTTACTAAAATAGCAAATGGATTTACCTTACACAGGTTGGCAAAGTATATGATAGATAACGGAATGACTTACTTTAAAAGTAAGAAGTTTGTAAGCTATCAGGGTATCATTTCAGAAATAATTCATAATCCTATTTATAAAGGTGAAAGACAGTATAGCGGTGAAACGTTTATAATTAAGCCTGTTATAAATGTAGAACTGTTTGAAGCAGCCAATGAAGCACTTAATAGTAATAGATGGATGGTTAGCACATCTAACAACCATTTCAACCCTTTAAAAGGCATCCTGTATTGCAGTTGTGGTAGAAGCCTATACTTTACTAACTGTAAGGATTATAATTACTATAAGTGTTCAAAGAAATTGAACGATGCTAAAGAGGTAATCTGCAACAATAAGGGACTTAGAGCAGAGACAGCATTTAAAGCTATATGGATTGCAGCACGGACATTACTCTATCAGGATAAGTTTAATATAAAGACCACTGAAAAAGAAAACCTGTTGCAGAATGATATTAATATAGTAAAGTCAGCACTTGTTACTTTTAAGAATGAAGTAAAGGCTAAGGAATCCGAAAAAGAAGATATTATAAATAAGATTCAGAATCTTACAAACCTAAGCCTGATTAGCGTATTTGAAAAGAAGTTTGATTCATTAGAATCTGAAATAGCAGAACTGAATGAAAAGATTACTAAGAAGGAAATAGAACTGAATAAGTTGGAAAGTAAGTATAATGAAATCAAACAAATATCTATTGATGAAAAGTTAGATAGCTTAGACTTAGAAGCTAAGAGTGAGTTATTACACAAAGTAGTAGAAAAGGCTGTTTGGTATAGTGACACATTAAGAAAAGGATTCTTAGATGTAACTTATAAGAATGGATATAGAGAAGTAATAATGATTCAGACCGATAAGACACACCGCTTAATCATGCAGTTACCATCTACATTTACATTAAATCCACTTACACGAAAAGTCGGTGCTATGATGATGAAGCCAACAGCAAATAAGTTTAGCTTAGAGCAGGAATACACCGAATATAGTTTTAAAGAGTTCTTAGATAACTTTGGAGAAGTTGAAGAATGGATTATAGAACGTGAAATAGTTAATGGATTTACACAAAAAAAGGGTAGTCGGAAATGACTACCCTTATTTGTTATGTAATTCGTGGTGGCATTCTTCGCAAAGTGCCATTAAGTTAGTTGGATTAAATCCTAAATCTTTCATTTCTAAATCTGATGTAGCTGTTGAAATTGGTGTAACGTGATGTACTTCTTTTGCAGGTCTTACTACACCGCGTTCTAAGCAACGTTCGCACAGTGGATGGGCACTTATATAGGCGGCACGGAGTTTGCGCCACTGAGCGGTGTTGTAGACTGTCCTATATATGTTTAATGCCTTACCATGTCGCTGATAATTGCTTATTTTCTTTCCTTTGTTAATTGTCGGCATCTTCTATAAGTTTTAATAATGTTGGAATAAAGAATGATATTTGCAGTAATTCCAATAATGTTAGCGATTAAAATAATAGTTCCCATAATTAAATAGCGTTTTTAGTTGTTCCATCAAAGTTTATAAGATTTGTAAGTTTGTGTGATAGATTGCCTTTAGCGTTCTTAATCCAATTACCCGACCTTTTATTATAGATAACGTAGATAAGTGGTACTTTAAACTAAGTAGTAGCCTGTATTTCTTTATATAATGCTTTCTTTCTATCATTAATTAAAGAAGCGTTATTATTACCTAAAAAGAAGGTATGTGGTTTAACTTGTACCAAGCAATATAGTTTATCATTCTTATAAACTTTGAAATCTATTGATAAGTCTTTATCTTCAATGTAAGTAGGTTCTTCACATCTATACCCTGCTTTAGTAAATCTATTCTTCAATTCAGTTTCTTTCTTTGAGCCATCTAATGTATCTATAATAATCTTCTAAACAACCCAATTGTAGTAAATATCAAAGTCTTCTTTGTTCCCATCAAACTTTGCTAATTTACCTGCAACAATTTCTAACCACTATTCACTTCTACCACATAGCTAAGGGTTATCTTTGTCGTATTCATCTGAAACGTATTTGTTATAAAATTCCTGATATGTCTCAGGACAACCATACTTTTTATAAAGATAGGTAACACAACCAATGTTGTTTATTCCCTGTAATCCGTACCATTTGTTTTTAAGTTGGTTGTTATATTTCTTTCCTATGTATTTACATAAATGTGCATCAATTGTTTTCATAATTCAGTTAGTATTAATCCGTTTATTTTTGTTCCGTTATTATTAATCTTACATGGCTTAGTAACGAAGCCGAATTTATTTATATCTGATGCTGTTGCTGTTGCTCTTATATTATACTTATCATAGAGTGACTGTATAAGTGCTTTCAGTTCTTTGTTTGAAATCCTGTCCCCTGTTTGGAATAGACTGTGTAATTCTTGATAAATCATATTTTAAGTATTTACATTTATATAATCCTGTTTTACTTAAACTAAGGTAATTATTTGCTATAAAGAATTTCAAATACTTACTCATAGTTTGGCGCGTTATCTTCAACCTGTTGGCAATATCTTCTATCTTAGTTTCTACTATATCATTCATATTTGGAAGGGCAATTAATTGTAAGTAGATTAATATTCCTCTTTCTTTCGGTTTAAGCGGTAATGTTAGTAATTCAGGGTCAAGCATTAAAAACTCTTTCTTATAATTAAAACTATATTCATTAAAATCATATTCCTTAATAGCAGGTAACTTTACGGATTCAATGAATTTGTTTTCTTTCAACCGCTTAATAGCATCTTCGACTTTACTTAAAGCAATGTTATATTTAAATGCTATTGTTCGCATTCCGATTCGTGATTTATAAGTAGTTCCATCTTTATAAAAGTCTATGATTGCATATACCAAAACATCTAAAAACTTAGTCCCTTTATCTAAGGTCAGAAACTTTCGCGGTATTTTTACAAATTGTGTTCCCATCATTAGCTAATGTAGAATTATCAATTAGTATGAAACTATCTCTTTCAAACTTCATTAATCTCTTATAAAGACCTGCACCGAAATACTTTTTAGCCTGTAATCTATTTTTAAATCTCTGATTAGTTGGTTTGTAAATTATCATGTTAGTTCTTTAATTAGTTAGTTTGTAAATCTCTTATCTCTTAATATAAAAATCTCAATCTATGATGCTTTTAGATACCGATGTTAAATTTTGGGTACATATCCATACAGTGAAAATCTATAAATAAGTAGTATGGATATGTACCCATTTTTTAACATTGCCACTTAATCAATTCATAAAGTTCAGTTCTTATCAATCCATATTTTTTGGAATCAGAAAGTGTTTAAAAAGGGGTTATTTTCAAACCCCTGATTAGTAACTATCTAAAAATTGAACTAAATGAATTGATTATAGCAAACATTCAACAAACACTGTTTCTAAATTTCTTATATACAAATATAATACTATTTTTCTTTGAATACAAGTAATTTCTAAAAATTTTTTTATTGGCACTTTACGACTACTTTTTGTACCTGTTTTGTGCATCTTCACTATATAGGACACTTAATAGGTTTAAATTATCCTGATAAGTTAAGTATTCCTGACAATCTTCTAAATTATTTGCTTTAGCGTACTAATACACATAGTTAGCGGTATTAAGTACCTGATTCATTAAATATAATAATGTTTGTTCCTTCATAATAAGTAGTTTTTAGTTAGGGCTAACGGATTCAAACCGTTACCTGATGGGTTAGAGCCACCTGTGCTTTCATTACACCAAACCCCAATAATTATCAATGTTAACTTCTTTACATCTATTTATATAGTCATACCTTCTAAAATTGCCTTTATACAGTTTAAAATGGTATATGAACTAATCTATAAAATCTAAATCGGGATTATATCTATATGTCATTTTTAAATAAGTGTCATTAAATATATCTTCATCTTCTTTAGAATGAACTAATTTAGAATAAAGGTACTAATAATGAAGTCTTAAAAGGTCGGACACTTCATTATTATCTAAAGACTTATTTATATTAATCTATTCCGTTCTATACTTAGTCCAATTCTACATCGTTATACTTTTCAATTAAATTGTCTATTGCATATCTGATAAGCGAAGAAACACTAACGTTAGTTTCTTCTGATATTTCTTTTAATCTCTATTTCTGATTGCTTGTTAGTCTAAGATGTAAATTTTCAACTTTAGCTTTACTTAAATCACTCATAATAATAATTGTTTGTTTTGTAATTTGTTTTAGTAAATATAATGATATTCTATTATAAAAACAAGTAAATCCAAAAAATTTTTTTTGTGTACACAAAACTTTCAATATATAGTAGAAGAGGATGGAATTTTATTTGATAGATGAAAAGCAAAAGATTAAAGATACATTTCTATATGTTTAATTTAAAGAAGCAATTATGAATTTAAATAACTATACTGAATCTACTAAGCAGTATGTAGGTAGTGTTATTGAATACCTAACAAAGAAATATGGTGAAGTCCCATCTGAATGGGAAGCTATCCTGATGCTTTTAGGTGATAACTTAGACTTATATAATGAATGTAGAGAATCAGTAAGAATTAATGGAATCTATAATGCAGATAATGGTAAGAAAAATCCTTTGCTAACTACTATGAAGGATTTACAGGCCACAATCATTAAGCAGATACAGCATTTAGGATTGAGTCCTTATGCAGTTTCAAAGATTAAAGATATGGGTGAAGATGATACCGATTCTTATATAGAAGCCTTAACTAATGGAGAATGATTAAGTTAATTGGTTGATAACTACAACCCTTAATTAAATTATGGACGATAAATACAAAGACTATGCAAATAAAGTGGTTAATGGTGAAATAGTGGCTTGCAACTATGTTAGACAGGCTTGTAGAAGGTATTTGGACTTTTTCGACAAATATGATTTCAGAGTTGACAAAGTTTCTAAAGTGGTTAATTTCATATCAAGACTAAGACACTTTACAGGAAAGCACAACGGTAAACCGTTTAAGTTATTACCTTATCAGGAATGGATTATTTATAGTATCTTTGGCTTTTACCACAAAGGAACTGATAAGAGAGTTACCAATTACGTCTACATTGAGTTAGCCCGTAAGCAGGGTAAGACAGCTTTAGCAGCTGCAATTGCCTTATATATGTTAGTTGCAGACGGTGAAAATGGTAGTGAAGTAGAAATGGTAGCCAACAGTTCCAAACAGGCTAAGATTTGTTTTGATATGGCATCTAACTTTTTATAGAGTATAGATAAAAAAGGAAAGTACTTTAAAAGGTATAGGGATAAGATCAAATTCGACTATACTAAATCGTTCTTACAGGTGCTTTCTTCTGATGCTTCAGGGAACGATGGGTATAACAGTAATTGCTTTATCTTAGACGAAGCACATGAGCAGCCTGACAGCCGATTGTGGGACGTAATGTGTAGTAGTCAGGGAATGCGTGAAAACCCATTAGCCATTATTATAACAACAGCAGGTTTTAATATGTTTGGGTTTTGCTATGGCTATCGTAAAACCTGTTTGGAAATACTCAGCGGAGTTAAAGAAGATGATAGTCAGTTTACAGCAATTTACACATTAGATGATGATGATGATTGGCAAGACGAAAATGTTTGGATAAAAGCTAATCCTTCAATGGGTACTACTGTTTATAAGGATTACTTAGCACAACAGGTTAAGAAAGCTAAGAACAACAGTAGTTTGGAAGTGGGAACAAGAACTAAGAACTTTAACCAATGGTTAAGCAGTTCTGAAATTTGGATTAATAACAACATCTTATTAGAAAACACTTAGGATATAAGCCTTACTGACTTTAACGGTGAAACCTGCTATATGGGTGTAGACTTAGCAAGCGTTTCAGACATGACAGCGTTAGGGGTTCTTATTCCTAAAGATGATAAGATTTATTTTAAAGTCTATTATTATCTGCCTTATTCTTCATTATCAGATAACGTTAATGCAGAGTTATATAAGGAATGGAAAAGACAGGGTTACTTAACTATTACGGATGGTAATGTAACGGATTATGATTACATACTAAGGGACATATTAAAAGTAAATAGTAACCTTTATATAGATAAGATTGCTTACGATTCTTATAACGCTACACAGTGGGCAATTAATGCAACAGCTGAGGGTTTACCCTTAGAGCCATTTTCACAAGCACTATGGCACTTTAACAAGCCTACAAAGGAATTTGAAAGATTAATAAAGAGTGATAAGATTATAATAGATAATAACCCAATAACAAGATGGTGTTTTAGTAACGTTACTTTAAAGTATGACCATAACGAAAACTGCAAGCCTGTAAAGTTGGTCGATATGCAGAAGATTGATGGTGTTATTGCCATACTTGAAGCGTTAGGAACTTACTTAGAGACACCACAGTATAACAACATAATAACAGCAGTATGAAATTTAAAAATAATGGTTTGGGTTGGATGGGAAAAGAGAAAGAAGAAAAGAGGGAAAGCACTTTGAACTATTATAGTTTTGGCGGTGAATCTTTACCGTTTACAGCTATTTAGAATTAGTATGCAGCTATGAACATTTCAGCGGTTTATAGAGCCGTAGAAATTATTTCAGATAGTGTTGCTATGCTACCTATTAAAATTAAATAGATAGATGCAACACACAAAGAGGAAATGACAACACACCCTTTAAATGTGGTGTTTTAGAATAATATGCTTAGTAGGTATAATCTTATAAAGCTACTTATTCAAAGTGTACTTTTAAAAGGAAATGGATTTGCTTACATACATAGGGCAGCTGATGGAACAGCTATAGAATTATAGTTCTTAGAAGCAGGGGACGTGAATATATTTTATAACAAACAAAAGAAAGAACTTTATTACACCTGCAACCTTATTAGTAAAAAGAAGATTGAACCGTGCAATATGATTCACTTAGTGAAAAACAGCTATGATGGTGTTAATGGTGTTTCAGTTTTATCGTTTGCGGCACGATCGATTAAACTTGCAGGAAATACGGAAAACAGTGCTAATAGCTTCTTTACTAATGGTTGTAACCTTAGCGGAGTTCTAACCGTTCAGGGACAACTAAGCGACAAACAAAGAAGTGATATTAGAACAAGTTGGAATCAAGCATATAGTAATGGTGGTAATGGTTTAGCAATTCTTCAGGGTAATATGGATTACAAGCCAATACAATTAAATGCAGCTGATTCATAGATGTTAGAAAGCAGACAATTTAATGTGACTGATATAGCACGTTTCTTTGGAATTAGTCCTGTGTTGTTAGGTGACTTAACCCATGCTACATATAATAATGTAGAAGCAATGCAGCAAATGTTCTTACTACATACCCTTCAACCTTATATTACTTTAATAGAAGAAGAATTTACAAGAAAACTATTCAAACCATCTGAAAAGAATCTTATTGTAAACTTTGATGAAACCGCTTTATTAAAGACTGATAAGGTAGCACTTTCTCAGTATTACGGAAACTTATTAGATAAGGGTGTTTTGTGTGTAAATGAAGTAAGAAAAGAATTAGGTTACAGCGAAATAGAAGGCGGTGATAAACACCTGATAGCTTATACTAAGATAGAGGATAACACAATAAATAAAAAAGAAAAATAACTATGGGATTACTAAGAATAACAAAACCTGATGAAGCCTATGTAGATGTTTATGAGTTCGGAAACGTTACACCTGAATTAATAGATGGCTTAGTTTGTAAAGAAGTACACATAGCACCAAGAAAATTTCCTATTAATTGGAACACAGTTAGTTTTCCTTTTGATGTAACAACTGATGAATTGAAAGAAATATTTGGTGCAGATACTCATATATGGACTATTGATGAAATGGAATGGTTAGATACAACTTATTATGACAGTGCACCTGCATTTGTATGGAATGAAGAAACAAAACAGTTATCCTCACAAAATGAAGAATGGGTTAATTTTATACTTCAATTCAAAGATGACCATGAAGGACTAATTAAAGCTAACTATCCTTTTGTAATGAAACTTTCAGCAGCACATAATGCAACAGCTGATAATCCAATAGTCTTTTATAATAAAGTAATAGAAGTACCTGCTAATGTCTTATTTTACAAGATGCAAAAAGGAATGTATTTTGCTGCAAACATTTTATATGTGAATGATAATATGCCTTTAAATGTCTTAGGCATTCAGAATGATGTTTATATAACCCCAACGAATGACGGATATTTGATTATGAATAGTGCAAGCACAGGAAATATGGGTTACATTAATTATATAGACAATGTTAAGCAGATACAAACCACAGGTGCTTTCTTCTTTAAATTAAAAGATAATTCAATATTAAACTAAATATTAGATAGTATGGCAGATATAAGAGTAACAAGACCTGATAATTATGATGAAAATACAATCATAATTTCAGTAGAAACTAATGCACCTTTGATGGCTGTTATGTATGCTAATGGTTTTTGTACAAACCCTGATTATATGACGTTAGCAGAATGTAAGGCAGTTACCGATAAACAAATAGATATATATACGGAAGAAGTCAAAACAGGGTTATTCATGGATAATTTAGAAATACAAAGTCTAAATGAATTACAGTATTTTGAGCAAATAACCGCTATACCTTATTACTTTTGCTATGGTGCAGACAACTTAGAAGAAATTCATTTACCAAAGAACTGTACAAGAATTGAAAAGTACGGTTTAAGGGCAAAGACTGTTGGTAAACTGAAATATATTAGAGGTGCTGAAAATATAGAGTATATAGGTATATCAGCTTTAAATAATCAGAACAACCTTGTTTATATAAATCTAACACAAAAATGTAAAGAAATTGATAATTCTGCATTATATAGAAACACTACTGCAAGTGTAGCACCTTGTAGTTATGGAGATTTGAGCGGAATAATTACATTACATAATAATGTGTTTTATGCTGACACCGCTGTTAGTATTTTAGATTTTCCAAATTGTAGTACATTTGGAAAGTGGTGTTTTGGTCAAACTTCGACAAGTGTTAATGCGAAATTACATACAGTTAATTTTGATTGGGAAAACGTAACCACTATACCTGATAATGCTTTTAGATATAATGTAAACTTAGATATGTATTTACCTGCAATGCCTAACCTACAAACAATAGATAAAAATGCCTTTTTCTATTGTCGTAAACTCAAAGGTACTGTAGATTATCCTAATCTAACTTCAATTGGTATTACAGCATTTGGACGTACAAAGATAGATAAAGTAGTTTTACATGAAGGTGTAACTTTAGCTGAAGGTAATGATACTGATTCAGGTGTATTTGCTCACTGTAAGCAATTAAAGTATATTAAATTCCCTGATGATATGGAAGAAATTCCAAAATCAGTTTGTTATGATACACCAAGTTTAAAAGAGGTAATCTTACCTTCAAATCTTAAAGTAATCAAGAAATATGCTTTTCAGATTGCAGGAATAGAAACAATTGATTTACCTGATGGACTAACACAAATTCTTGGTGCAGCATTTGGTGCTTCTAACTTAAAGAAGATAACAATACCAAGTAGTGTTAGTAGAATTGGTGATTATGCTTTCAGACAATGTGAAAATCTTAATGAATTTATTTGTTTACCTACAACACCACCTACATTAGATGTTGATGTTTTTTTAGATTCCCCAAATGTTGTTATTTACGTACCATCCGAAAGCGTAGAAGCATACAAAACAGCATGGAGTGAATATGCAGACAAAATTAAACCGATTAAATAAAATGATAACAAAGAAAGATAATCCTAAATTAATGGCTGCAATGAAAGCAGCTAATTTATGTTAGTCAGAAGAAATAATGACTGATGAAGAATGTGCTAATGTAACAATGGCACAACTAAAAACTATAGATTTTACAGGTGTAGAAACTTTCCATGAATTTCAATATTTTACAGGTATTACAAATATTGCTAATACAGATAGTATTACTACTTTTACATCTTTAAAAGAAATAACATTTCCTGAGAATACTACATTTAATAATGGTGCTATAGATACATTTTGTAGTGGATTTATAGGTAATGCAACAAACTTAAATCCTAATAAAGTTTATCAATTAGGAGAAAGAAAATATATACCATCTGCATTATTTAATAGGGTTAATGGTATTACTGAATATACTGTACCAAGTAACATTTATGCATTAGGTGGTCAGGCTTTATAGAATATGACTACATTAAAAACCATTAACTTTAATAACGTTGAATACATTGGTGGTATGTTATTAAGTATGGGTAGTAAAGATTTAGAAACAATGATTTTTGGTGAAAAGACCAAAGAAATCTGCGGTAATGTTAATGTTAATGTTGGAAGTAATGCACCATTATTTGACGGTGCAAAGAAACCAAATTTCAGGGGAATATTTGTAAAGGCTACCACACCACCATTATTAGGAGTTAATAGTTTTAGTGGGAAGGATGCATTTTTTAATTTCACTGTAAATTGTCCCAAAGGAAAAATATATGTTCCTGAGGATTCTTTTGAACTCTATAAAAATGCAGATATTTGGAAGAATTACATAGATTACTTAGAACCGTATAATTTTCATACCATAAGAGTTACTGACTATTTATGAAAGAACTAAGACAAATTAACTCACAGTTTAAGACCAATGAAGAAGATAGAACGGTAGAAGGGTATGCTACAGTATTTGAAAAACCGTCTGAATATATTGGATGGATTGAAGTAATACACCGTGGAGCAATAACGGAAGACACTATTAAGAAAAGTGATGTGTTAGCTAAATTCAACCATAACGACGAAAAGGTTTTAGCACGTTCTAATAAAGGTTCAGGTTCACTTCTCTTAGAGATAGATGATAACGGCCTTAGATATATGTTTGAATCACCTAAGACAGCGTTAGGTGATGAACTGTTAGAATATCTACACCGTGGAGACATAACTCAATCTTCGTTCGCTTTTACTATCGATGGCAAAGACGAAACAGCACAAAGATGGTATAAGAAAGATGGTTAGATTTATAGAGACATTTATAAGATAGATAGACTTTATGATGTTTCACCTGTTTTTCAGCCTGCTTATAGTGATACAAGTTGTAGTGCAAGGTTTGCAGAAGTGAAAGCTAAGTCAGACGAAATAGATAGTAAAATGAATCTTATAATGGAAGAAATAAATAAGTTATGAACAGTTTAGAGATTCAAGACAAAAAGGCACAATTAAAAGAGCGTGCTAACGAAATCTGCAACCAATGTAAAGTAGAGATTAGAGACTTTACCGAAGCAGAACAAACGGAGATTGACACAATTAAAAGTTAGATTAGCGAATTAAACGATGAACTAAGAAACCTTGATGTAGAAATTAGTTCAAACAAAGAAACAATTAATAAAACAAAGAAAACCATGAATAAGGAATTTAGACTTATCAAAGCTATTAATGATATAGCTAACAACAGGAACTTAGACAGCGTATCAAGTGCAGTAGTTAATGCAGGTGCAGACGAAATGAGAAAAGCAGGACTTTCTTTCGGCGGATAGATTCAATTACCAACCGAAAAGAGAGACGTGGTAACTGTAGAATCTGAAGGTGAAGATGTTGTAGTTACTGACTTCACTAACATCTTAGAGCCACTGAGAGCTAAGAACGTATTAGTACAAGCCGGCGCAAAGTATCTTACAGGCTTAGTTGGTGATGTTCAAGTGCCTATAATGGGTGCAAGTAACGTTACATGGGAAGGTGAAACCGCACCTGCTAAAGATGGTGCACCAACTTTTGATAATGTGAAACTTCAACCTAAGAGACTTACCGCTTATGTAGATATTTCTAAGCAGTTCTTAGTTCAAGATAGTTTAGATGCTGAAGCACTTATTAGACAAGATATTGTAAACGCTATTAATAGCAAGTTGGAAGCTACCATCTTGGGTAGTGCAGCAGGAACTACTACACAGCCTGAAGGTATTTTCCACAGTGATTCAGCACTTACCTCTATTTCAGACTTTGCTGATGTTTGTAATATGGAAGCAGACATAGAGGATGCTAACGTAATGGGCGAATGCAAGTACGTTATGTCTAATAAGGCTAAGGCCGCATTTAGAAACATGGCACGTTCAACCGATACTACTAAACTTGTAATGGAAAATGGTAATATCGATGGTACTGAAGTTCTTAATACAAGCCATGTTGAGGGTAAGAATGTTGCTTACGGTGACTTCTCTAACTTAGCTATTGGACAATGGGGAGCGATCGATTTAACTGTAGACCCATTCAGCCAAGCAACCAACGGTAAAGTTAGACTTGTCGTTAATGCTTTCTTCGATGCTAAGGTGCTTAGACCTGAAGCTATTAAAGTTGCTACTGTAGCGTAATAATAACCTTTAAATAATTAAGTCAATATGTACATAGATTTATAGACAATAAAGAAACACCTTAATATAGATACTGAGTTTACTGAAGATGATGATTATTTAATGATGCTTGAAGGTGTTGCAGAAATTAGTGTTGAAAAACATATTGACAAAAAACTAACTTAGCTTGAAGATGGTGAGGGTAATTTGCCCTCACCATTAAAGCAAGCAATGTTATTATTTATTGGCAATATGTATCTATCAAGGGAATCAGTTACCTTTGGTAATGCTGTTGAAATACCTTTAAGTTATAACTATTTGTTAGACCTTTATAAGGACTATTCAAAGAAAGAAGATGTAGGAGGGATATTCGGATGAATGCAGGACAATTAAATGAACCAATCCAAATCTACGAAATGAATGTTGTAATAAATGACTATGGCGAAAGAAAAGATAGTTGGGTTTTGAAGTATTCAACAAGGGCACAGGTTGTTTATGATGGTGGTAATAGGAATGATAATAATAATGAAATTCAATACAGCTATACTAAGACATTCAAAGTAAGAAGTTATGTTCCTGTGTTTGAAACCGACAAAGTAAGATGGCAGGGCAAAGATTATCGTATTCTTACTATAGATAGACGTAGAACGACTAACGATATATTAATTAGAACTGAATTAATCAATGAATAATTTTAAGTTAGATATAGATTCGGGATAGGTCGATGATTTACTTAGCCTTTTAGATGATGATGAAATTAAAAGAAACGTTCTTTTTAAAGCAGTAAAGGCAGGTGGTAAAGTGTTATAGACTACAGCCAAAGATTACTTTAAACAAAGAATGGGTGAATCTGCAAACCATGTTTCAAAGTACATTAAAGCACCGTTTGTTGACGGTATAGTTTTAAAAGGTGATAAGGCATACTGTGAAGCAA